TTACCAAGAGCGCCAAAAATAACATTTAGCTGGTTTACATTAAGTTCTAGAGTTACCTTTTCCATTTCAATTCTCCTTCATATTATGGAAAAAAATATTAGGTGTTACTTACAGCAACATTACTATTTATAACAGTATTTGCAGGTGCCCATGGTAGAGGCGCATCTACAATAGGTGTTATTTTCTGATTAATTGAGTATTGGATTCTTTCATTTACATGCTCTTCATAACCATCAACTACCACTGCTTTAATCCACTCAAGTACATTATTTTCTGTAAGGTTTGAAAATGGAATAAATACTGTATTGGCTGGCATAGAATTTGCTTCAAATGGTGTCGCTCCAATAAACTCACCAGTATTACCATTCTCATCTGTGCCAGTCTTTTTCCAATAAGTCTGAATGACAACATCAGAAGTATTGGCGATAGTCGATGTTCTAAGACCGGTCACTTCCCAAGTATATGTAATTGCCATTTTAATTATCTCCTTTAAAGATTATATTTATAAACTATTTCTGAAATACAATATTATATATATCTTTTACTATCTGATCTTCTGCTGATATGTCAGAATTTGCAAATAATTTTTCTGTTTTATGAGTAGTTACAGGTAAATCTTGATCATCAGGATCATCTAATATGATTTCATAATCAATCCATAGAGTTGCTGGTTCTTGGACGGGTACATTTGTTGCTTCCGTATATCTCAACGCCTTTAAATTCATTTTTTTAGTTATTGCCATTTTTGTTCTCCAATTGCTCAATTCTTTTCATTAAATCTTCAATTATATTATGTTGTTCCTTTATTGCTTCGACAAACAATCCAGCCATGTTTCCATAGTTAGCACCATATTGATCGTTTTCTTCATCATAGGTAATAACTTCTGGTAGAATTGGTAGTACCTCTTGTGCAATAACACCCAATTCTCTTTTTCCTTGAAACTTTTCTACAGTATTTTTAATCTTGTTATAAAACACACCTCTCATTTGTAACACTCTATTTAGGGCGTTATCAATAGTCACTACATTTTCTTTAATTCTGGCGTCTGATGCGGAATAGATATCGGAAGTAGCATATAAATTTCCACTCACATAAACGTTATAAGATGCAGATGTTGTTGAGGTGTTTAGTCCCATATATCCTTTGTTATATAAAGAATATATTATCCAGTGACCGTTTGAAGAATCATATAGACCAAAATCTGTACCTGAGCGACCCATAAAATGAAATGTTCCAGGAATAGCCCAACCTTGCCAAGAGTTTAAACCAGTTCCATATGTGGACATATTACCATAAACAGCATTGTTGCCAGGATCCCAAATTCCTCTGCCGGTTGCCTGGTTATATAGACCAGCACCTTGTATGTTATTTCTAAACCAACTATTGTTATATATTTCTGTAAATGTTGGACCGTTAGCGGTACCCAAACTCTGGTTGATGGTATATGCTGTGATATTAGTAGACGTACCAACAATATTCATTGTTTGGCCGCTAAGGAATGCCGCTATGGCTGCGGCGCTTGCTGAACGATAGTAGTTATCACCTGCTTTTGACATTACTGCCGTTACACCACTGGTTATAGAGTTATCAGTAGAGTTAAAATAGTTATTAAATATATAACCGTTAGCATCGGCAAGAACAACACGATTTGCAGTAGCCGCTACAGCAGAAGGTGTATATCCACCAACAGAACCAGCAGAACCTGTAATAGAACCAGTAATAGTTCCTGCTACAGTTAAACCATTAAGGTTTGACGTTGATGACGGATCAACATAGTAACCGGTATTATCTGAATCATAGAATATTGGTGCTCTAAATGAAGTAGTACTATAAGTAATACCACTGGTGTCCATGTACATTTTAGCAGTAGTTCCACCTGGCATAAAATTTAATACTTTACTACTACCATTATAACCGTAATACATACTTCCTTGATTAGTACTAATAACCATATTAGAACCATCATTACGAATCCAAGCACCAGAAGCAGCATCACCAGTGCCAAATGTAATTGGACCGGGCGTAACAACATTACCAGTAAACGTCGCACCGCTTAATAGAGCATAAGAACTTAAACCAGAAGATGTAATATATCCAGAAGGATTGGTGCTATTATATGGTGTATAACCTAATGCAGTAGTTACTTGAGAAGATGTAATACCTGTTAAATAAGATGCTGCAGCCACGCCACCAAGATAAGAAGCATTATTGGCAGAAAGAGTTGCGATATAAGCAGTGTTGACTGTGACCGTACCAGACGTGTTGACCAACCCAGTACTGATAGTATATTGAGGTATGGTCGACCAATAAACATTACTACCGGCAGACGAAGTTAATACCTGTCCAGATGTTCCGGCAGAACCGTTGGCGATGATAGCGCCATTGACAGACACGTTAGCCGTATGAGATAAAACACCGGATAGCGTAAAAGCGCCAGAAGTGTTAACATAAGAAGCTGCAGCAACACCACCAAGGTACAGCGAATTGTTGGCAGTTATGTTTGGTTGTGAGGTTGTCTGTAGCGTTCCATATATACCAGAACTGTTAGCTATGGTTGTTGAGCCGACGCTGAACGATGCGGCGTTCATCAGACCAGTATGATACAGTCCAGTCGTATTAGCTAACCAAGAAGTGCTAAGAGAAACAGCAGAAGAGTTTACTGTAGAATTACCAACGGTTAATACGTTGGCGCTAAGAGAACTAGATACTTTAAGTGTAGTAAACCCTGATACTGATTTTACCATTTATATTAACCTCAGTTCAATGATTCCAGAACACTTAAAGTGATCTTCAATGTATTTGCTGAACTTCCAGAAGCATAGACGCTGTGAGCGTTGGATAGAATTAGTTTTCCAGTTAATACGTTCACTGCATCATTTGGAGGAACTGAGAGGTTATACACCAATTCTGTATTGGTCGTGATGTTGTTCCATCCAAAAGTAACGTTGGCTGCAGTGGTTGTGATATTCGTTACCTGCGCCATCAATAGAATGGAAGTATAACCCGTCGGAGCAGTATACAACGTGGCGTTAGAAGTCGCTAGGTTGGCTGTGACATTCTTGAACGTATTTAAATTAGTGGCCATTAATTATTTCCTTGTCGTATTCGCTCATTATCTTTATTGCCCAGTCGAAAGCGATATGGATTTCATCGATAAGACTATGGTCTACTTTAGATAAGATATTTATTCTTAGCTGGTTCTCATTATCAAATTCTAAACTGGTATGAGGAGACTTAATCAATTTCTTGATTACAGCTCCTCCTGAAAGGTCACCCATATACCATGTATATAAATGAGCCAATACCTTGCCAGGTTCTAGATCCATGATGTAGTGAAAATAATCAATACTTACCTTTTTGAATTCTTTATTACTGTATTTATTAGAATTTTTATAGTCCTGATAGAGCCTATAGGTTCTTTCGATTCCAGGAAGATCTTCTAGATGACCCTCAACTTTTGTTTTGATTTCAATTGCATTGTACCACATCATTTTATTGAAAACAAAATCAGCCCAGATATCTTCTGAGAGCTGACCTCTAAACATCTTCTGCATGAATAGAGTATTCTCAGCCTGTGTATGCTTATCTTTTATTAATTCTTTTAACATCAGTTTCCTTCAAGAGCTAGAATATATGGAGTCATTAAACCAAACAGGCTCTTTTGGAATGTCGTTCCGATGATAGTAGATGTTGGGCCAGAGATAGTCAAGCTGTTGCCAATCTGGAAATTACCAAACTGATCTGTCGATGTGTAGTTTACGACGCCACCATTGCCGGACAACACCTGAGTCGCAGTATTTGATATACCACCAGCGAATGGAGATGCGTTAGAAAGGTTGGTACCAGTCCCACAGTACTCAAACGTATGGCCAGAAGCTGTGATCTGACTTCTTTGATAGAATGTAACAGCAGTATTATTGGCTACCGGAGTAGTGATAGTCTCCATAATATTTACTGTTGAAGTATTAGAAGCCATCGGAGTGACACCAGTTACTGTATAGAAACTAGCGTCGCCAGTAAACTGTAGCGTACTGTTGATGAATGGAGTGTTGGCAAGTCCACTGATTACGAAAGTGTTGCCAGACTGATTGACACCATTTGAATATCCAGAATTAGTGGCAGATGAAGTGCCATTGGCAATGAGACCATAGTTACCAAACGTGGTGTCTGAACAGTTCAGCGAACAGAAACCACCCGACTCACAGCGAACGGAGACATTGGCGCAGATGGTATAGATATTAACCAGCTGTGAGTAGCCTTGGTTTAAGATATAAACACCAGTACCATTCTGATTGACGATCGTATAGAGACCTGCAATGATAGATTTTGTTCCAGTGGCAAGAGAACCATCAATTCTCAAACCAATACCAGTGGTTGTTAGTGAAGTACAGTTTAGAATATATGGACTTCTTGTGATCAACCCAGCGCCACCTGATGGAAATGCGAATGCAGCTGCCGGTGATGTATAGCCTTGAATTGATAACTCTCTAACGTATGTTCCATTGTTTAACCAGAAGACATCGCTAGTTGGGTTCTGTGCAATAACATTGACGCCTCTGAGAGCGTTACCAATGACAGAGACACCGGCAGGAACTGTTAGTGGGTTGTTCTCGGTGTAGTCACCATTGTCAACATAGACCGTCGTACCGCTGGTAGCGTTGCTCAGCGCCTGTTTGATTGTGAGATATGGGCTGTTGAGATAACCTAAGTTGGAATCAGAACCAGTCTTTGAGACGTATACCACATTGGCTGTTGGTAGGTTGCTCCAGAAATTTGCCGTACCATTTGATAGTAGTATCTGACCTGCAGAACCGATAGAACCGCCGACAGAAACAGCAGTACCGTTAATCGTTACGTTACCAACTGTGATGGCGCTATTTACAGATACTGTATTAGATACTGTATTTACTGTTAATGTTTGACCGAGCAGCGCAAGGTGTTGGTTCTGTGACATTAGTTACCTTATTGACTTTATTTTAAAAGTAAAAAAAATTTAAACTAAATCTTCCTAACATATTACCATTATTTATCATATTTATCTCTGTTACCTCATGTCTCATTTTGCCATCAAATAGTATAGAATTGTTATTAATAAAAGGTAGTGTAATATTTAAATCTGTAAATTTAAAAGATCCACCTGTAAATTTGCTCTCATATTTACATAAAGGAATAATCATTGTTTTTGACGCATCGTCAGAATGTGGTTTGTAGTAGTCGCCATCTTCATAATAATTGATAAGAATATCTAATTTTTTATAATCTAACTTTTCACCAACAACTTTTGCTACTTTATGACAAGTTGGAATAATATTCTTAGACATATCTTCACTACAAAGAAATCCTTTTCCTTTTTTCAATAATCCAATATTAGACCTTGATGTTCCTGTTTGTTCGGGACCAAATAGTAAAGGATATATTATTTCTATCTCTTTCCATACAAGTCTTAAAGCATTATCTGTTATTAAATTTTCACGATATTCAAACATATAATATACTCATTTAGTTTTTGGATATTGTTCTTTCACTAATTTAATTTTATTAAACCAATTATCAGTTCCATTAACTCTATCCCAATAAAGCATATCTAATTGTTCTTCTAAACGTGGATAATTTGAATGTCTTTTTATTTTATATTGATTATCAAGTTCTTCTTGGGTTGGGATACGTTCTTTGAATACAACTTCTCCATCTTCGACATCGATATAATTATTACTTGATTGATTTTTTGTTAGATAAACATGATGATCATCTGATATACTTATAGAATCGGATGGTATGTTATCACCATGAATATCTTTATCATAAAAACCTTTAGTAGAGGGTGAAAAGTATTTCATATTAGTATCCTATTGCCATCCAGTAATAAGTAATTGTAGAGTCATCAGTATTTGAAATTTGAAACTGAGTTGTAGAAACAATTGTAGCACCACCAAGAGTACCAAATTGAGTATAACTCTGCCAAATACCACCAGAACCATGACACGCTTGTATTGATTGACAACCACTTGGCCATGTTAATGGGAACGTTCCTGTAGCTGTAGCGTTTGCTGCAACCGATAATTGACCCCACTGAATAATGATACCATTAACAAGTTTTGTATAACCATTTGTTGCTGCACTAGATCCAGGAACCGTAATACCACCAGTAGACTGAATAGATCCATACACATACAACATATCAGTCTGACCAGAATAAGCACCAACTCTTAAACAATTTGACCAAGTTCCAGCTGTACCAGTTGCTTGCTGAATATATAAAGGAATACCACCACCCATGTCTGGTTTGACAAACCTATGATCGTATTGACCTGCTGTATAGTTTGCTGCTCTTAATCTAAATCCATTAGTTGTATCTGCTACAATGTTTGTATTAACAGGCTGATCCGGTGTCCAAGTAGCATTTATTCCAGTTACACTAGATAAAACAGTTGTAGATGCTGGATCACAATAAAATGCTGTGTTATTACCATCATAGAATATACTACCAGTAACAGCATTAGTACCAAAATTAGAATAACTAGAATAATTTGCAGAATGTATAAATGTATTCCATGCACTAAATGCACTAGCATTTGTTTTAGTTCTAAAATAACCAACAGTACCACTGGTATTAAATCCAAGCTGAACTAACCAATTATTAGTATTATTTTGATAAGTTCCGGCATTTACAAAACTAAATATTGTTCCATATCCGGCATCTGGCGGTGTTCCAGTAACCCCTGGATACCAAAAATAACAACCAGAATAAAGATAACTATCTACGTTTGATGTTGGTGCACCTGCGCCATTTATATAAACAGCAGCGCCAGAAACTGATCCAGTGATTGTTGAGGCTACTGTTAATCCATTAAAAACAGAAGTAGAAGATGGTTTTACATAATAACCAGTGTTTTGATTATCATAAATATTTCCAGTCACATAAAAATTATTAGCTGCAGTAATGTTACCAGATGTATCAATATTAAATCTATTTGTAGTACCAGCACCACTATAGACTCCCCAACCTGTACCACCATTTATTCCTATACGCCATTGAGTGGTACCACCATACGCAAAATCAACATCAGAATACTTATTATCAGAACCAGAATTTAATACAATTTCTGCCGCTGTGCCTGAAGCTCCTGTTCCAACCAATAAAGGTGAACCAGTAAATCTTCCTATTCCTGATACATCTAATGAATACGCTGGAGAAGAAGTACCAATACCAACATATGCACCATTGCCATATAGTAAAGTACCATGATTAAACGTATTGACCGAATGATAAACGCCAGAAGTGTTTGCGACAAAGGTAGTTCCAACATTATAAGAAGCAGCGTTGACAGATCCAGTAAATAGACCACCAGACAACAGAGCGTAGTTAGCGAGATTAGAACTCAGCTGTGATGTGTTAACATACGATTTTCCATCAGAATATGCGACAGCGTTAGTGTAGGCTGCAGATGCATTGCTGGTAATCTGACCCTGTATCGTAGTAACGTTAGACTGTAACTGGGCGTTAGAGACTACGTTAGCTGCTGTTACTGAACCAACGTATAGGGTGTTGTTGGCGGTGCCTGAAAAAGAAGTAGCATTAAGTGGGGTGCCACCCACTGAGATAGAACTTGAATTGACTACGACGTTAGCTACTGAGTTACCGACTGATATAGTTCCAGCCACGACTTCGTTGACAATAGCGGTGGAGTTCACCGTTATTGAGTTTACCAGTACGTTGGCTGAGTTTGCTAACTTTGATAGGTCATTGGTTATTGACATTATTTACCTTTTATTGGTATTTATATTAAAATTTCTAATGTAAGTATAGATAATTCTTCTATAGTCTCAGCGTTGAGTAGTTTAGGATGTTTCGTCACGTCTCTGAGTGCTTGTTTCTTAGCGACGATGTCTTTAGTGTCTGAACCGTCTTCCTGCGCTCTCTGGAACTTAACGTCTAGATCTTTAAGCAGAGGTTCTCTCTCAGCGCGAAGTTTGTTCTTGTGTATCTCTTTAGCCTTGTCCATATTGATAGTAATCATTTTGATTCTTGCTCCTTGAACCATGCTTCATGACCAATACCATAACCATGAGGATTAGAGAAATCTGCTTCCCAGGCATTGAAGTAGTCGTTGTGTTCGTCTGGAATATCTGAATCGTCTATTATGAGATATGGAGTG